TGCTGTGCTGTGTCTGCTACTTCTTGCCATTTGTTAAGATACTTTATCATTTCTTTTTCTCCTGTCTTAAGTCTGAAAGTTTCTTAGGCTCATCAGTTAGGGCTCTTACCCTAAGACCCTCGCCCCGATTTCTCGGGGCTAGGTTTCGCCTTATGTTAAGCCTTTATGAATACCTCTCCGCATTGGTTGCAGGTCACGCCCTGCTCTATCACCGTCGCACTTGCTCGAATACTAGAGCATTTGCAAACCGCTTTCAATAGGTTTTTATTGCGCCCTGCGCCCTTCTTAACTTGCTCCGAGTCTGCCATAAGTGAGAGAGCCTGCTCGATTAGGGCTAGGGCATCTGCCCATCTATTGGCGCACTCGTCGCTAACCTCGGTTGCGCTCCATCCAATGCCCTTGGCTTGAGTAATCGTGAGCCCTAGGCTCTCGGCTGTAGCCTTGAATTTCTGGTTATGATATCCATCCCCGCTCACGCCCTTAATCCCTGCCTGTAGGTCTAGGGAATGGGCTACCTCGTGAAGAAGTGTCCCGAGAATGGCGCGGGCGCCTCTCTCAAAATAGTTCGCGCTTATCATTATCTCGTGAAAATTATCCTCGCCCGATTTCCAAATCTTGGCGTGGGTAAAGTGTCCCATCGTCCGCCCTGTTTTGCGGGTGACTAGGATAGTGGCGCGGGGGGCGCCTGTCTTCTCTCGGATAATCTCGTGAGCATTTTCAAGAGCGCTAGCGATGTTCGATAGTCTCTCGGTCTTCTCTAGTGTTGCGCTGGTCATTTCTTCTTCTCCTGTCTTTCTGTAGCCTGTCTCATCAGAGGCGGGAGGCTATCCCCTGCCTGACCCCCTTGCGGGGGTTTCGACTATTTCTCAATAACACCGCAAGCAATTAGAAAACGAATTGAATCAAAACGAGGGTTCATCGCCTTAAACTGATGTGCCAAGCCCTTGGCTACGAAATCAACTACTTTCTTTTGGCTTTCTTCAACTGTCTCTCTATCTACGAAAATCGAGCGGGCTATTAGTTCGTAATCTTTTCTAGTCATTTTCTTTTCTCCTGTCTTAGCGTGTATCTCACGCTTACAGGTAGAACTTTACGCCTTAAGCCCTAACTAGTCAAGGGTCTTTTATGTGATGTCGGTCACATTATTACTCGAACAGATGTTCGAATGATTCCCCCTTGGATAACCTGATACTGATAACCATTACCAATAAGAGAGAGAAGAGAGAGGGGAGAAGATAAGAAGATGAGAGATAAGAGGAGGGGGGAGAATGGACGGGGGGAATGCGGGGGGGATAGTCACCTCCCGTTTAAACTTCCATCCCTTGCTATTTATTCTTATTATTACCCAAGAATCCCGATTTAAATAACTATCTATAAAGACTTAAGGCAGAAAAGAAACTAGACACCTCCTCGGGGAAGACCTACAGCCAGACCAGACACACCACTCAGGGAGGTTTGACCCCAGACTTGTTTAAATCGGTCGTATATATGTATATAGAGTCACCCAAAAAATTTCTGTTATATTCGCCCATATCTATCTGAACAGCACTTATATTGCCCAAAGGGCGCATATTTATATATTTTAAAAATACTTTGTATAAATGTGTTCGGTTTTACGATTTGAACAGGTTTTCTTATATGTATAGATATTTATATATCTATAGGAGCGTCGCTCCGCCTCTTGCGGGCTACGCGACTTAATATAATATATATTAATATTATATATATAGACCAAGGTGCCCATATTCTGACCGTTTATAGAGGGCCGTTTATAGTAGTTTTTAACGGGGGTATCTGGTGGGACGAAAAGCAGGAAAAGTAGACATCCCAAAGGGCGAGGCTATGGAGCGGGTGCTCCTTCAACTGAGCCAAGGTTCGACCATCAAGGGTGCTATGGAGTCGGTTAACCGCAATGAGGTTACCTTCCGCCAATGGACGATGGCTAGCCCTGACTTTAAGGAAAGAGCCGACAAGGCCCGCCTAGAGGGCAAGGGCGTTAAGGCCGACTTTAAGAATCTAAAAAATATTACCTTTGAGGAATTCTCTGAGCAGTTCCTAGACACCAAGTTGTTCTCACATCAACTTGACTGGATTGACCTGATTGAAGGTCGTGAGCCCCGCTGGGTCCACCCTAGTATGATTTTTGAAAAGGGCGCTGATAACCGAGTCCTGATTAACGTTCCCCCTGAGCACGCTAAGTCCACGGTACTGACCATCAACTATGTCACCTACCGAATTGCTACTGACCCTAATATAAGAATTATTATTGTCTCTAAGACCCAGGGTATGGCTCGTAAGTTCCTCTCAGCAATTAAGACAAGGTTAAGCCATCCTTCCTGGATTAAACTCCAGACAGCCTTTGGACCAAATGGTGGCTATAAAGCGGACTCTCCTACGTGGTCCGCCGATATGATTTATCTAGGTACAGGTCGTGACTCTGGCGAGAAAGACCCTACGGTTCAAGCCCTAGGCTTTGGTAGCCAAATCTACGGTGCACGCGCTGACTTGATTATCCTTGATGATGTCGTGATGAACTCAAATTCCCACGAGTGGGAGAAGCAAATTGAATGGCTTCAAAAAGAAGTCATCACGCGTTTGGGACGACACGGGCGACTATTAATCGTAGGGACCCGTGTTGCTCCTGTCGACTTATACAAACAGATAAGGGACGGCTCTAACTGGACTGGTGGAAAATCGCCATTCACTTACTGCGCTATGCCAGCAGTCCTCGAGTTTGATGAAAAGCCAAGCAACTGGAAAACCTTATGGCCTAAGACTGACCGCGCTGAAGGCGGAGATGATGAGATTGATGAAGATGGATTCTACCCAAAGTGGGACGGACCCGCTCTCTTTACAAGAAGAAGCGAAGTTGCGCCCTCTATATGGGCTATGGTCTATCAGCAAGAAGATGTTACTTATGACGCAATATTCGCACCAGCCTCGGTTGCAGGATGCGTCAACGGTATGCGAAAGCGTGGACCACTTAAACCAGGCGCTGCAGGTCATCCACAATCCCTCGAGGGGTATACCGTTATAGGGCTAGACCCTGCTATGACTGGTAATACCGCAGCCGTTATTGCAACTTATAACAAAGTCGATTCTATGATTTACGTTCTTGATTGCGTAAATATGACAGACCCAACACCTGCAAAGATTCGCACCCTTATTGAAGATTGGGTAGAACGCTACAAGCCACAGGAATTACGAATTGAAATCAACGCACACCAGAAAGCCTACGCACTCGATGACGACTTGCGCAACTGGCTCTCGATGTATGGCTGCCAACTCAACTCTCACTTCACTGGTAAGAATAAGTGGGATACTAACTTTGGTGTGGCTTCTATGGCAGGTCTGTTTGGCTCTTTACGAGATGGAAGATTCCAGGATAACAATTTAATAGAACTACCTAGCAACGAAGGTAGCGAAGGTCTCAAGGCTTTAGTGCAGCAATTAATTACTTGGAAGCCTGATACTAAAAACCCTACAGACTGCGTTATGGCTTTATGGTTTGCCGTCATCCGCATACGTGAGATGATGCAAAAGAATACTTCACAACAACGTTGGGTTCAAAATCGCTGGTCGACTAGAGCACAAACTGAGAGAAGATTCTCAATTAATTTAGATGATGCCTTTGCAGAGCAATGGCAAGATACATACGGATAGGAATCTATGGCACTATCAATTGAACAGGTAGCAGCAAGGGTTGAGTCTCTTCGCTACCGCGCCTCAGACAGGGATGCTCGTAACCTTGACGTCCTTGCTGTTCGCAAAGGTCAGATTGCTAGCGTATATCCTGACTTTTTTCCAGATGGGGTAGATGCCAATGTCGTGGCAAATTTTGTTGATATTGTGGCGCGAGACCTTTCAGAGGTTATGGCACCACTACCAGCAGTTAACTGCAACGCGGCGAATTCAGTTTCTGACCGTGCTCGCAAGTTTGCTGATACACGTACTCGCATTGCCTCTAATTATTTTGCTCACTCAGATTTATCTGTACAAATGTATCAAGGTGCAGACTGGTACCTCACATATGGATTCCTCCCGTTCGTAATTGAATTGGATGAAGAAGCAAAACTGCCTCGCATACGCCTAGAAAACCCAATAGGGGCTTACCCTGAGTTTGACCGCTACGGACGTTGCGTTGCTTTTGCAAAACGTTATACGATGACATTGGGCGAACTTGTTTCCTTGTTCCCTGAATTTGAGTATCAACTCCTCGGCAAATTACGCTATGAGCAGAGTTTAACTCAACAGGTTGAAATGATTCGCTACTATGACAAAGACCAGTCAGTAGTTTATTTACCAACAAAGGGCAACCTGATTCTATCTCAGGCTGACAATCCTTTAGGTAAAATGATGATTGTCTGCGCTCGCAAACCATCTGTTGATGGTGAGATGCGTGGTCAGTTTGATGACATTATTGGTATTCAGTTGCTTCGCAACCGTTTCGCACTTCTTGCTATGGAGGCTGCAGAGAAATCTGTACAGGCTCCTATCGTTCTTCCTTCTGACGTTCAAGAACTTATGCTTGGTGGCGATGCGGTTATCCGCACAAACAACCCAGCGGGCGTTCGTCGCGTAGAACTAAACTTACCGCAAGGTGCATTCACAGAACAGACGCTTCTTAATCAAGAAATGCGTGTAGGTGCACGTTATCCTGAAGGACGTACAGGTAACATTGATGCATCTGTTGTCACGGGACAAGGTGTTCAGGCGCTTATGGGTGCCTTTGATACCCAAGTTAAGTCCGCTCAAGCAATCTTTGCTAGCGCACTTCGTGATGTTATTCAGATTTGTTTTGAAGTAGACGAAAACATATTCTCAGACGTTAAGACTATTCGTGGTGTTGATTCTGGTTCACCATATGAAATTACCTATAACCCTGTTAAGGACATTAAAGGCGATTACTCAGCCGATGTTCGTTATGGAATGCTTGCGGGTCTAAACCCAGCACAGGGTCTTATCTTTATGCTACAGGCTCTAGGTGGAGGACTTATCTCCAAAGACCTAGCAATGCGTGAACTACCATTTACGGTTAACGTCACACAAGAACTTGAAAAGATTGAAGTTGAGAATATGCGTCAGGCTTTACTTGGTTCTCTAACTGCATATACTCAAGCAATTCCTGCTATGGCAACACAAGGCGGAGATGCTAGCGATGTAGTTCGTAAGATTGCTGCAGTAATTAGGGCTCGCCAAAAGGGTGTAGCCCTTGAAGATGCGATTGAAGAGACATTCGCACCTGCAGAACAGGTTCCTTCTGCTGGGGATGCCGAACAAATGGTTGAGCAACCGTCCCCTGCTCCCTTAGGCGCTCCAGTAGAAGGCGCTCTTCCTGGTGAAGCACCAGTAGAATTACCTCCTGCAGAAGAAACACCAGATATCTTAAGTCTTCTTTCCAGTATTTCTGGGGCTGGTGAAGCCAACGCAAGTGTAAGAAGTATTCGCCGAAGATAATTTAGGAGGGGACAATGACAACGATTATCGGAATTGAATATAACAACAAAAGCATATTAGTTGCTGACAGTCGTGTTATTGATGACTCTGGTCGGGTATACGCTCACAAAGTAATGAAAAAGATTGCTAAACGTGGCTCTGTACTTATTGCAGGAGCAGGAGAAGTTACTCCTTGCGATATAGCACAGAACATATGGGCACCGCCACAGTTTACGGCGAAGGACAAAAAAGACCCATACCGCTATATGATAGTAAAGGCTATGCCTTCGCTACGCAAATGCTTAACTGACAACGGTTATACATTTGATGATGACAAAAAAGATGGAATGAGATTCCAGTTCTTGATGTCAGTAGGTGGAGAAATCTTTGATATCGATGAAGACTTATCGGTTATGAAGAGTGAAGATAATATTTATGCAATCGGCTCAGGTGGGCCTTATGCTTTAGGCGCACTTCACGCAGGAGCAGAGCCTATGCAGGCTATGGAGATTGCATCTAAAGTAAGTGCTTACTCATCACCTCCCTTTTATCAAGAGGTACAAAACAAATGAGTAAGTTTAATGATGCTATTAATAAAGCAATGAGAGTTCTTGCCGAAGAACTAGAAGATTCAGATAGTCAGATATGTACTGGCTGGGTATTGGTAAGCGAGTGGTCAGATTTTGAAGGCACTCGATATTTAATGACAGACGTTAGCGACAATATGAACCCTTGGTTAGCCAAAGGTATGTTACTAGGCGCTGAAGAATATTCATATACACCAGAGGAGAAGTAATGGTAAGCGGAGGATTACGCCCTACTGCATCACAAAACAATCCTGCTAGCGTTTCTGCTACTGGTGGCAATGGTCAATCAGGAAAGTTTGCAGCAAAGAAAACCGAAAAGGCTGCACAACTTCGTATGTCTGGACTTCCTCAAGGAGAAAATACTGCTGTGGCACAACAAATTAGTCAAGGTGGCAATGTATCAACAACTGCGAATGCTGCTAATCCAGCATCAAAAGTTCCTAGCGGCGCATCACTTGCTCAACTTTTAGGCTCACTCGATACTCTTGATTCAGAACCAACAGAATTTAGACCCATCTCAGATGGAGTTGACTTTGGCGAAGGTCGCGGTAGCGAGGCTCTTCCTGGAAGCATTCGTAATCCAATAGAACAAAATCAAAATTTAGAAATTGTTAAAAGATATTTACCAGACATCATTAATGCTACTCGTCTTCCTGGGACACCAGATTCATATAGAAGGTTTGCAAACTTTCTTAAGGAGTTAATAGTTTAATGGCTTGGATGGAAAATAGTTTCTTTGACCATCTTGATAAATTTGCTAACTCATTAGGTTTTGAAAACTATGAGATTGCAATACCGTTGGCAATGATTCCTTGGCGCAATCCAAATGACCGCGATGCTTTTATTATGTCAATTACTGGAGAAGAAGTTAAAGGCGGAGGTCCCTCGACCTTCAAAGTCGGAGAGGTGGAGTAATGCCAATTTGGTCTGACTTCCTTGAATCTCTTACTGGTGTAGCCAAAGCAGTCGGCGGTGCTTTTGCAGAAATCCCTAAAGGTATTGCTAGTACACTACTTCAATCTGGCGCTTCCTTGGGAGCCACTACGCCTGGCAGCGGGCTAGACCCTGTTGCTAACGCTCTTGCAGGCAGAACCGCAGCACTTGGTACGAAGAAGTCTCTTGAGAAGGCTGGCATTGAAGTCGGCGACACAGGTCCTTTAAAGGTGCTCGACCCTGTATTAAAAGTTGCCGCCAAGGCTGACGAATATGTTTTTACACCGCTAATCAAACGTCCTGCTGCTACGGCATTTTTAGTAACTGACCCAGACAGCCCTCTTTATAAGAAACCAGAATTTGAAAAAGGTTTTCAATTATCAGATATTGCAGAGGCTTATAAGCGCACTGGTAATGTATATGAAACTATAGGAGGAGAAACATACCTTAAAGAAGCAGGAGTTTCTCTTGGTCAAGCATTCAACAAATCTCTTATTGCTGAGTATAGTCCTATAGGTCAAGTACAAAATTATATCCTAAGAGAGTTTGGCGGAATTGATTTAGATAAAATAGACCTTTGGGATAATGAAGATATAAAAAAGAATTTCGTAGATAATCCAGTTGGTAGATTTATATCAGGAACAAATGATTTCTTTATATCTGAAGGTCTAATTAACGTTGCTTTTGGCGGGGCTGGCGTTCTTACAAAAAGTTTAACCAAGGCCTTTGGTTTAAGTACAAAGTTCCGCGCCAGCGATTATGATGCTCTTGCTGACTTTTCTAAAAAAGTTGATGACCATTTAAAATACCGCGCTACTGATGGTGCCGAGGGTGCTTATTACAACGTCGGAGAAGATATACAAAGAATGGCTGCTTCGACAGAGCCTATGGTTGTAACTCCTATTGCTTTAAAATATACTCGCAATCCAGATGCTATAGATTATATTTCAAACACAACTGACCCAGAGTTAATACGAGATTATATTCTTATGTCTTATGGTGACTTTGGTGCATATACTAGACTTGCTAAAAATGGTAATGCAGATGCTGCTTGGGATATCTCTAAGGCTGGCAACGAGATTGTTAATGATTATCTAATTAATGGAAAAGTAAAAGACTATACACCAGAACAACGGGCGCGATGGATGCAGGCTC